GTTGGTCTAGTGAAGGTCTTCCTGTAGTATTTTCTGGGTCTGTTCCATTTTGTAGACAAATATAAACTTTAAAATCTTCATTAACAACATAAAATTTTGCAGAATATAAATTAGTTGCTCCAGAAGGTTGTGCTAAATTAGTTCTACTAATATCCCCTCTATACATATCATAAGTTATACCTGATGTCCAAGTATTTTTATTCACCATTCTACGTACATCTGAAGAAGTTACTTTCTTCAGTGCTATCATAGTATCCCAATAATCATCTTCTTGATCAAAACTATCCTTAGGAGCAGGAGGGTTTGAATCCCAAGTAGAGGAATAGTTAGTAGCATTAGGTAAACCAACAAAAGAATAATATGAATTTACAGTAGAAGTTGCTGCAGAGACAAAATTCTCAGCATTCAATATTCTAAGTTGATCAGTTATAATGGCTGACATTTTTACTATTTTTTTAGTTATTTATGTGTTATAATTTACGTATCTTAAAGGGTTAACTCTTTCTATTATTGGTGAAGTAGATATACCACTTAATCCAGTAGAATTACCAGCATAGGAAGTAAATGTTCTTGCTGATCCTCTAGGTTGAGTAGCAATTCTTCCCCAACTATATTCACCAAAGAATTCACTATGTCCCAATCCAGTCAACCCATTATAATCTTGAACACTAACTGTTACTTGTGCCACATAAGTCAATCCAATACCAATACCCATAGTCTGAGCAATAGAAACCTGAGCAACTTCATAAACATTATCTAAGAAGGATGTACCTATACCAACCACAGTACCATTCTGATATAGAGAAGTTACTGAAGCACCCACATTAGAATTAAAGACTGTAAAGTAATATCCAGTTGAAATTCCACTTACAGTAATAGCAGTTCCTACAGTAGCAGCATTTCTGAATAATGAATCCTTTGGAAGAAGTAGATCAAATACAATACCAGTAGATGCTACACCTACAGATGTTGTAGATATACCAGATATAATTCCAAAATCACCAGAATATGATACATCTTCAATAGTTTCAATAGAAGTAACTGACTTAGGTTCACCTATTAGAACTGCAGGAGCAGCAGTGCTAGTATATGCAAATCCACTAGTAGTTCCTCCATAAGAAACTGTAATAGCATTCACAGTACCCACACCACTTATAGTAGCAGTTGCTCTAGCACCTTGAGAAGTAGTCAATCCCACAGGAGTAACAATAGAAACAGATGGTGCTATGGTATATCCAACACCAGGATTTGTAATATCAAATGAAGTTACAGTTCCAGCTACAGATACAAAGGCAGTAGCAGATGCTCCTACAAAATTATCTTGGGAAATGATTCTGATATCATTCTGTCCAGTATAGTTTTCTTTTGAGCTATCAAAGAAAGTTCTTACATTAGAAACAAAAATAACAGTAGATCCAACACCAACAGATTGGATTATATTAGTATTAGGATATATTAATGGTTCATAATGAGGTCTATCTTTAGTAACTGCATCACCATCAATAAATTTATCTTCAGTTTGTCTAGACCATGTAACAGCCCTTTGGAAAGTTTCATTAGTAGTAATACCAGGTCCAGAGTATGGATTAGTATCTACACTATCAGAAGAATTGATAATAGTTACTGTTCTATTATTTTCTTCTAAAGAAATAGACTGATCATACAATTTAATTTCATCTCCTACTTTAACTGTTTCTAGAATATCAACATCACTAACATCAACAGATCCAGTTCCTCTATAGAATAGAATCTTAGAAGTATCTCCTGCTTTTGGAGCTTCCTTAAAGGTTATAAAACTACCACCTTTAAATTCATATCCATCTCCAGGACTTTGGAGAATATCATTAATGAATACTAATAAAAGAACTTCAACATCTATATTTGAACCAGGTTTAGATTGAATAGTTTGTTGAGTGCCATTAAGATTCAAAGCAAAAGAAATTGTCTTTCCATCAAATAGCGAATCTAAAGGATCTAAAACTTGGAAGTCTCCAACTGTCCATCCAGCAAAACTATCACTTACAGTCTCATTGACTGTGAGTTGGAATTCTCTAAACTCAGTAGCACCTGCAGTTGGAATACCCACAGTACCACCAACACCTATGGTTAACTTTTGAGTTTCACCATATCCATATCCTTGATTGGTAATTTCAAAATCAATAACACTACCACCCAAACCAACAACTACATTTGCTCTTGCTTCTGATCCTACTCCAGATTGATTTGAAGAGTAGAATAGAGGCATATTGCTATAAGATAATGGTTCATCTATGACAACCAATGGAGGATTAGTTGATGTATAACCAGTACCAGGATTAGTGATAGCAACACTTACAATATTACCACCACTGATAGCAGCAGTACCAATAAACTCAATATTAGGTGCTCCAGTGCTTAATGTTTGAACACCCACATTTACAACAGTTTGAATACCAGTTCTATATCCTGATCCACTATTTCCTATACTTACAGAACTAATAGTACCCAATCCAGAAACAACAGCAGTACCACCTGCAGCAACTAATGGTTGATAACCTAAACCTTCTGTAGATCCAACAGAAACAATAACACCACCAAGAGGAACATTAGAACTATTTGGATCAGATGCTACTGATGAGATAGATCCTGTAAACTGAATACTAGTAATACCTACACTACCTTCAATTAGAGTGTAATCACCAGCAACAGCAACACCACCAGTATATCTTTGTGGTCCTTGAGGAACTTGGTTGACTAATATAAGAGCATTATTAGTTGAGAATCCTGCTATATCACTTCCATCAGATTTAAGAGTAAACTCAGTTGTCAATCCAGTAAAGTTAGCAGAAATATCATCAAAAATATAGTTACCAGCATAAGGTTCATCAGCACTACCAGTAATACCAGATCTCATAAATGATCTTGCGTTAAAAGTGGAGTGAGTAGCTATACCAACAAAGTCTCTCTCATCTGGTTCGTTTGTAGTGGTTGATAATGGAGTTAAACCAACAGGAGCAGTATAGAAGTTAACAGTGCTATCTACAATATTATATGCCCCATCTACCTTGGTAATTAAAGTTCCATCACTATGTAAAGTTGATTGTGTACCCATCCAAGGTCTAGTAACCAGTAGAACGTTGGTAGCACCCAATCCAACAGAATCAACCTTCATAATCTCATCACCAATCTTCAACATATCACCACCAGTAATAGATGTTATTCCTGATATTTTAATCTTATCTGTAGTAGCAGATACATCAGCAGTGATAGTAGTAGTTACAGCAGTAGCAACTATTGGTGATTGAACTATATTATCAATACTTAATATACATCTTGAGTTTTGTTTCTTTGAAGTAAAGGAATGAGAAGTTCCAACACCAACAGCAGTGATATCCAAATAAGTAGGTGTAGTCTTTAATGCATTTTCAGCAGAAGTAGCAAGTCTAATAGAAGTATCATCTACCTTAACAGCATATACTGTAGAAGGCATTTTATCTGTAGTGCCATATCCAGTGATAGCTTGTGATTCAATTTCAATAGCAGAAGTAGTTCCAGCTCCAGTATATCTGTAAGTTAATTCTTCACCAGTAACAAAATAATGATCTGGTAAAGTAATTGTATCTTCTGTTAAATTGACAGTAGTAGAAGCACTTCCTACAAAGTCTCTCTTAAAGATTGGTAGTTGTCTATGCTTAAGTTCAAATGCCCTCTTAACATCAGTTTCAGTAGCAGTGTAAGCACCAAAACCAGTATCAATGGTTGCATTTTCTAAATCTATTTCAGTAATGGTATTTGCTTCATCAACTAGTCTCATAGCAGCTTGGAATACCCTAACCTGAACATTAGCACTAGCTATAGGTGTGAATGTTAAAGTAGTATTGTCCCCAGAAATAGCAGCATCAAAATCACCAAGGTTGGTGACAGTTTGGTTGATAGCATACTCTGTTATGAAAGCAGTAGTGCCATCATCAACTACTATGACCTCTGATATTTGATAATGACTATTAGTAGTATCTTCTACACATACAACATAATAAGCACCATTAAATGTCTCAGTTTCATACTGTGCTACTGTAGTAGCAGAAGGAGAACCACTAGCAGATATAGCAGTATATCTAGAATCTAAATTGGAAGTATTTAATGATGTAGTACCAACACCAGCAGATGATGCATTTCCAAAGTCAACATGTACAGTATTAGCAACATATGTGCTTGCTGTGCTAACAGTAGGATGAAGATCTAGATGAACTCTAGAACCAGCAATATATGCACTATAAGTTCCAAGACCAGGTTCTCCAGAAGCACTACCAACATTACCTGTAGATAACTGTCCATACTCAATCATATCTACATTAGTTCCATCATGAACTAGAGTTATCTCATCATGCTCCCAGTAGGATGCATCGCTAGCAGCATATGCCACTAGAACCTTAGATCCCCTATAAGTGGTAGCAAAGGATATA